TCCCCGACTCAGACCTCGCCCCCATCCCCGGCGGACGGCTACGCAAGGACGCCGCCGCCAGCTGGCTGCGGCTACGCCAACGCATCCACAACCAGACCGGCGTGTGGATCTGCCCCACCTCCAGCCGAACCGCGTATCGCCCCATCGCCGACCAGCAGTACTTCTGGCAGCTCTATCAGGCCGGTAAGGGCGCGCTGGCCGCCCGTCCCGGCACCTCAAACCACGGCTGGGGCCTCGCCGTCGACCTCCCCACCCCCGCCATGCAGGCCGCAGTCCGCCGCTACGGCCCCGAATACGGCTGGGGCATCCGCGGCGACCAAGCCGGCCTCGGCTCCGACGCCCCCTCAGAGGCGTGGCACGCGCTCTACCACCCCGACCACGACCGCCACAAAGGCGAGACCGTCAAGGCCCGCAAGCCCGACGCCGCCTACCTCTTGGAGGACGAGGCGCGCGCCCGCCGCGTGCTGCTCAAGCAGCGCCGGATCGCCAAGCGCCACGGCGGCTGGGGCAACGTCGACGCGTCACACCTGGCCAAGGCCCGCCAAGCCAAGACCGAGCTGCAAGCGGCCCGCAAGCGCATCCGCGACGCCGCCCACAAGGACGGCGATTGGAAACGCAACCACCGCCGTGAACGCCACGACGCCATAGGGAGCCTGCTGTGACCGAGCACGAGGACGAGACCACCATCCAGCAGCCCCCCGACCACGACCAGGAAGACGACCGGGCTGACGGCCCCGACCCCGCCTTCGACGACACCGACGATGACGACGAGGCGCCGCTCGACGGCGAACCCGACGACGACGACGTCGACGACGAACAGGCCCGTCTGCCCGCCGACGACCCCGACAGCGCATGAGGCTCTCCGGCCGAGGGACCGACCTGATCAAGAGCTTCGAGGGATTCCGCGGCCGACCGTACCGTGACGCCGTCGGCGTCTGGACCATCGGCTACGGCTCCACCAAAGGCGTCCACGCCACCACCCCACCCACCACCAAGGACCGCGCCGCCCGCCGGCTCCGCCGCGAAGTCGACCGCGAGTACGGCCAAGCGGTCAACCACCTCGGCGTGCCGCTCAACCAGAACCAGTACGACGCGCTCTGCAGCTTCGTCTACAACCTCGGCCCCGGCGCCATCGCCCCCACCACCGGCATCGGCAAAGCCCTACGCCGCCGCGACTACCACGCCGCGGCCGACGAGATGCTCCGCTGGGACAAGGCCGGCGGCCGCGCCCTCCCCGGCCTGACCCGCCGCCGGCGCGCCGAACGCAAGCTGTTCCTCACCAAGCCATAACCCACCTGACCGGCCTGGGCATCCTCGTCCTCTGCACCACCTGCCTCCTCGCCATCCTGCTCATCCTGCTCTTCACCGTCATCAATCCCTAACCCCGTGACCCGCGCCCTGACCATCTGCTCCGAGCCCGGCTGCCCCCACCCCGCCGTCCGTCGCGGCCGCTGCCCCGTCCACCAGCTCGAGCGCCGCAACTTCAACGGCCAATGGCGACGCGCCCGCGCTCGCGCCAACCACCGCGCCCATGGTCGCTGCGAACGCTGCGGAGCGCCCGCCACCATCGGCCACCACCGCGTCTACGCCCGGCACGGCGGACCCGACACCAGCGAGAACATCGAGATGCTCTGCCATACCTGCCACGCCCTCGAACACGGTTGGACAACACGATGACCAAGGTGGGGGGGACCCCCCTCGCCCCCCCGTCCGCAAGGCCGGGGACTGCACCTCGCCAACCGTACGGGTTCCGAAGTTCGTGCTGAGTGCCTGGGCCACCTCCAAAGACCGCGCGTCGCCGGCGCAACGAGCCGGCGTCGGGCGACTGGGTCGACATCCGGGCGCCGCGGCGCGCACGGGTGCCGCGGCTGCCTGTCCGCGGACGCGGACAGGGCCGCTGGTCGCCACGCACCACCAGGGCGTGGCGGGCATGGTGGTCGGATCCGGTCTCGACGCGCTGGGGCGAGGCCGACCGCGAGCTCGTGCTGCACCTCGCCGACGTCTACGAGCAGTGGATCCGGCAGCCGAGCGCGAGCATCGCCGCCGAGGTGCGCCAGCTGCGCGACAACCTCGGCCTGTCGCCGAAGGGCCGTCAGGACCGACGCTGGCGGATCGTCCAGGCCGAGGTGATCGATATGGGCGAGCGCCGCGACCCCGACACGCGCCCGGCACGCGAACGGCTGCGCGCGATCGACCCGTCCGCGAGTTGATGCCCTGGCGCGGCCCTGAGCTTCCCGGCGAGTTCCCGACGCTCGGCTACGTCGTCGCCGACTACATCGAGGCGATGTGCGCGATCCCCGACCGGCACGTGCGCGGCAACCCGTTCCGGCTCTCGGACCAGCAGCTCGAGCACCTGCTGTGGGAGTACCGGCTGTGGCCCGACGCCCAGGTCGACCCGGACCGGCCGTCGGCGCCGTTCGTCTACGTCGGCAACGTGCTCGTGCGCTCGCAGAAGTGGGGCAAGGGCCCGTTCAGCGCCGCGCGAATCTGCGCGCAGGCTGGCGGGCCGGTGCTGTTCGGCGGCTGGAATGCGGACGGCGAGCCGGTCGGGATGCCGTGGCCGTCACCGCGGATTCAGGTCTCGGCGGTCTCGGAGGACCAGACGAAGAACATCTGGCGCTCGCTGCTGCCGATGATCGAGTACGGCGCCATCAGCGACTGGATCGAAGACACCGGCCGCAACGAGATCTACCTGCCCAACGGCGGCCTGATCGAGCGCGTCACGTCGTCGGCGATCTCGCGGCTGGGCGCGATCACGCACTACGCCGAGCAGGACGAGACGCACGCGATGCTCACGCGCAACCGCGGCCACGAGCTCGCCGACGTTCAGCGCCGCAACGTCGCCGGCTCGGGCGGCCGCTGGTCGGCGACCACGAACGCGTGGGACCCGGCGCAGAACTCGCAGGCGCAGCTCGACGTTGAGGCCGTCGAGACCGGACTGCTCCGCGACGTGTTCGTCAACTACCCCGAGCCGCTGCCCGGTTCCTGGGAGAACCGCCGTGACCGTCGGCGGATCCTGCGTCACGCCTATCGCGGCGCGCCGTGGGTAGACGTCGGCCGGATCGAGTCCGAGTGCGATCGACTGGCTGCCAAGCGCGACCCGCGGCAGGCCGAGCGGTTCTTCGGCAACCGCGTCGTCGCCGGCGCCGAACTGGCGTTCGATATCGACGTCTATCGCACGCTGCGCGACGACGAGCTCATCGTCGAGCCGGGTCGGCTCGTCACGCTCGGCTTCGACGGCGCGCTCACCCGCGACGGCACCGGTCTGGTGCTCACCGACGTCGAGCGCGGCCATCAGCAGGTGCTCGGCTACTGGGAACGACCGCTGGATCTGCCGGAGGACGAGCAGTGGATCGTGCCCGTCGACGAACTCGACGACGCGGTCGACCACGCCTTCCAGGGCTGGGACGTCTGGCGCGGGCATTTCGACCCGCCGCACTACCTCGAGCAGATCAACCGCTGGGCCGGCCGCTACGGCGAGACCCGGATCATGCTCTTCTGGACCAACCAGCGCCGGCGCATGGCGTACTCGCTCAAGCAGTTCGCGACCGACATGCGCCCCGGCGTCATGTCCTACGGCGGGCCCGGCGCCGACATGCTCGAGCGCCATATCGCCAACGCGGTCAAGCGGCCGACGCAGATGCGCGACGAGGAGGACGGCACGCTGCTGTGGCTGATCGGCAAGGACGGCCACAACTCGCCGCGGCGCATCGACCTCGCCATCGCCGCGGATCTGTCCTGGGACGCGCGCGGCCTCGCGATCCGAGCCGGTGCGCTGAAGACCCGACGACGCCCGAGCCAGCTGGTGACCTTCTGATGAGCGATACCACCGTCACCGCCGACCTGACCGTCGACCAGTTGCTCGAGGCGCAACGCGACCGGCTGCTCGCGAAACTCGCGGTGCAGCGCGCCCATTCGGCGGTGTTGTGGGCGTGGTATCACGGCGCGCAGGACGACCCCGTCACCCCCGCCCGCTACCGCGACGCGTACAAGCTGCTGATCAGCATGGCCCGCACCCCCTGGGCCAGGCTGGTGGTCGACACGATCGCCGAACGCCTCCACGTCCAAGGCTTCCGGTCCCTGGAGGCGGGGCAGGACCAAGAGGCGTGGCGGCTGTTCAACCAGTCGGCGATGAACGCCGACGAGCGCTTGGTCTACCAGGAGGCGCTAGTCACCGGCGCCGGCTACCTGAGCGTGGACGGGAACGGGCAGATCGCGCCCGAGAGCACGTTCGAGGTCACCCACGAACCCGTGCCTGGCTCGCGCCGGCAGCTCGCCGCCGCGTTGAAGGTCTATCCCGCCGACCCGGAATGGCGAGTATGGGCGTGCGAGCTCTATCGGCCCGACGCCACCTACCGGTGGACCGCCGTCACGGCGGAGCCGCGGGGGTCTGACTGGCTGTTCCCGATCGACGTCAACCTCACCGACGACCGGCTCCGGCTGGAGTGGCAGCCGGCCGACGTCTACGTGCAGACCAACCCGCTCGGGGCCGTACCGGTCGTGGCGTTCGAGAACCGCGCCACGATCCTCGGCGGCGGCGTCAGCGAGCTCGAGGACTGCATCCCACTGCTGCAACGCATCGACCGGCTCACCCTCGACATGCTCCTCGCCTCGGAGTACAGCTCGTTCCGGCAGAAGTGGGCGACCGGCCTGGAGGTCCCCAAGGACCCCGAGACCGGCAAGCCCGTCGAGCCGTTCAAGGCCGCCGTGAACCGGCTCTGGATCTCGGAGAACCCCGACACCCGGTTCGGCACGTTCGACGCCAGCGATCTGGGCGGGTACTTGTCGGCGATCGATTCTCAGATCGCCGCGCTGGCCGCCATCAGCCGGGTGCCGGCGCACTACCTGCTGCAGTCCAACCTCGCCAACCCGCCGTCCGCCGAGTCGCTGGTGGCCGCCGAGTCGGGGCTGGTGGCCAAGGTCCGGGAGCGCCAACGCCGCTTCGGTGAGGCGTGGGAGCAGACGCTCGCGCTCGCGCTGGACGCGGCCGGGACCGACGCCGGCGGGATGGAGGTGGTCTGGCAGGACGCCGAGATGCGCAACCCCGCGCAGGTCGCCGACGCCGCCGTCAAGCTGCAGACGATCGGGGTGCCGCAACGCGCGCTGTGGGAGTACGTCGGCGCCACCCCCCAGCAGCTCAACGAGTGGACGCTCGAGGCCGCCGCGGCCGACCTGACCAACCTCGCGAACGGTGGGGGCGCCGGTGGCGGCGGTGGATCAACGCCATAGGCTGGCGCAGCAACGCCTCGCCGGCGCGGTGCAGGCCGCGCTGATGGGCGTGCTGATGGGCCTCCAGGACCCCGACAGCGAACAGGCGCAACTCACCTACGCCACGTTGGCGACGCGACTGGTCGCCGGCGCGCAACACCGCTCAGCCACGTTCGCGATCGCCTACCTGCACACGCTCTCCCCGCCGGCGCCGGGGTCGCCGCCCGCCTCTGTCGACCGGGCGCTGGCCGACGCGCTGGTCACCCCCGGCTCACCGGTCGCCACCAGCCCCGTCCTGCGGCTACTGGCTCGCCTGGCCGAAGGCGACGAGGAACCCGTCGCCCGCCAGGCCGCCGGGTCCTACGCCGGCGCGCTGGCCACCGGGGATCTGCAGGCCGCGCAACGCGGCGGCCTCACCGAGGGCGCACGCGCCGGCCAACGCCGCGTCCGGGGGTGGCGGAAAGAACTGTCCGCCGACGCGTGCGACTGGTGCACCGAGATCGCCGCCGGCGGCGGCCGTTACCACTCCCCCGCCACCGTTCCGTTCCACGAACGCGACCACTGCGGCGTCGCCCCGGTGTTCGCCAACTAAGGAGGTCCATCCGTGCCGCGCAAGACCACGCTCGCCGAGCAAGAGGGCAGCTACGCCGACGACCGGCCACCGGAAAAGCAGCCCGGCACCAGCGCCCACCTGGGCGAGAACCCCTACCAGGGCGGCCCCTATCCCGAACCCGCCGCGCCCGCCGCCTCGAGCAGCAGCTCGAGCAAGAAGACCAGCAGCAGCGGCAGCGATGCCTGACGAGCCGCCCGAGGTCGACCTGGACGCCCCACCCGCCGATGGGCCGCCCGACACCGACCGCGAAGGCGAACTCAGGCGGGAAGTCGTCCGCCACCGCCGCGAAGCCCGCGCCGCGCAGCAGGCCACCGACGAACTCCGGGCCGAACTCGAGCGCATCCGCGTCGAGAACGAGTCAGCGCAGGAACGCGCGATCCGCGAGGCCGTCGAGAGTGCCGAGCAGCGGCTGAACACCGAGTTCGCCACCGAACGCCTGCACAACCGGCTGCGGGTCCGCGCCGCCGGCCGCCTCCGCGACCCCGAGGACGCCGTCCTGCACCTGGGCGCCCAGCTCCCCGCCACCGCCGACGATCAAACGGTCGATGAGGCGATCGAGCAGCTGATCAAGGACCGCGACTATCTCGCCAACCCCACGCTGATCGCCCCGCCGGCCAACGGGCTGGTCACCCAGGGCGCTCGCAGCGCCCCGCCTGGCAGCTCGATCCGCGAGAGCACCCCGGACGACTGGATCCGCGCCCGCGCCCGCCGCCGCTAGGAGTACTCTCCCCGGGTGAGCCGCCTGCGCGGACGGGGTCCGCCCGCGACTCACCTATCGGCCGGCGCGACGGGGTCGCACGGAAACCCCCCCGAACCACCTGGGGAGCCCCGCTGTGCCCACCGTGTACGAGAACCTCATCCCGCGCACGATGGCCAGGGACATCCTGACCATCGTCTCCCAGCAGTCGGCCGCGCTCGCGCTCGGCCGCCGGATCGTCATGCCCTCCGGGCTACTGACCATCCCGATCGTGTCGTTCCTCCCCGCGGCGGGGTGGGTGAACCCGCGTTACGGCGGCCGCAAGCCCGCCACCAAGGTCGAATGGACCGCGCAGAACGTGCAGGCCGAGGAATGCGCGTGCGTGCTCGCGCTGCCCAACGCGTTCATCGACGACGCCGGCTACCCCGTCTGGGACCAGGTCCGGCCGCTGGTGGCCGGCGCGATCGCCGAGGCGATCGACGTTGCCGTGCTGTTCGGGACCGCCGCGCCGGCCGCGTTCCCGGTCGGCGGGATCGCCGCCTTGGCCGGTGCCGCCGCCACCGGCGCGGACGCCATCACCGCGATCGACGCCGCCGCCGCCTCGGTCGAAGCATCCGGAGCGGTGCCGAACGGGATCGCCGCCTCGACCAAAATCGGCACCGCGCTGCGCCAGGCCTACCGGGCCGCGCAGGCGCTGCCCGACCAGGCGCCGGCGCAGCAGATCTACGGCTGGCCGGTCACCGTCGTCCGCGAATGGGACGCTAGCAAGGGGGACGCGCTGGTCGGCGACTGGAACTACCTGCTGGTCGGGATCCGCGAGGACATCACCTTCGACATGAGCGAAGAGGCCGTCATCCAGGACGGCACCGGCGCCATCATCGCCAACGCCTTCCAGGACGACCTGACCGCGATGCGCTGCTACATCCGGCTCGGCGTGGCCATCGGCCAGCCGATCGACCCGGGCACCGACGCGCCGGTCGCGCCGTTCGAGTTCGCCGACTGGACCGCCTAGGAGCGTGCGGGCGCGTGGCCACCGAATCCAACGTCGCTGACGCCACACCACAGGACGTCGCGGCGCTGCTGCGCGCCCGCACCAAAGACAGCTCCGGCCGCGAACTGGGGGAATGGACCGACGAGACTCGCCCCACGCTGGAGCAGGTCACCGAGCAGATCGAGATCGCCAAGACACTGGTCGAGCTCGACGTCGGCCGGATCCCTGACGCGTGCAGCCTGGGGGCGAGCAAGGTCATCGCGCTGCTGGCGTCGCTGTTGGTCGAGCAGGCGTATTGGCCTGAGCAGGTCCAGTCCGAACGGTCCCCGTACGACAAGCTGCTGGCGCTGTTTGAGCGTTACCGGCAGGGGCTGGTGGCCTGCGTGGCCGGCAACCAGCCCGGCGGGGACGGGGGGGAGGCGTCCTGGCAGGTCTATGACGTCTGCACGCCGTATCAGCCGTGCGGCGCAGGTGACTGGCCGCCTGACTGGTGGCAACGCAACCTTGACCAGGTGCCGTGATGGCTGAAGTCGTGACCATCAGCGGCGACCGTGAGGTGGTCGACGCGCTGCGTGGCAAGGCCGCCGCCGCGCTCAAGCTCAAGGGCGTGATGGGTGACGCGGCCGACTTCTCCGAGCGCCAGATCCGCGGGATCCCCACCGACACCGGCCGGCTCGCCGCCTCAACGCGCGGCGGCCCCGACCAGCTGCGCCGCATCCGCGACGACGGATTCGACCTCGGCACCAGCGTCTACTACGGCCGGTTCGTGTTCGAAGGCACCAAGCGAATGCGTGCCCGGGCGCCGCAGATCAACACGGGCGCGATCGCTCGCGACAGCGCCGACCGCATCAACCAGCACCTCGAGAAGGCCGCATGACCGCTCCCGCCCTGTCGACCGCGGGCAGCGCATTCGGGCCCTTGGTGTCCGCCGCGGATCTCGAAGACCACCTCCAGGCCACGCTGGAACGCTGGCTGCCGTCCTACCTCTACGAGGTCGAACGCCACAACCAGGTGCAGCCGGGGACGCTCCCGCTCCCCCAGCAACTCGTCCGGTCCTCGGAGATCGAGAAGTTCCCCGAGGACCAACTGCCGTGCCTGATGCTTGGCTCCCCCGGCCTCACCGACCCGCCCGAATCCGACGGCGCCGGCTACTACACCGCCACCTGGCAGATCAACCTCGCTGTCGAGATCGTCGCCGGCCCCAACCGCCGCGCGCTCCAGCTCGCCCGCTGGTACACGCTCGCTCTCCGCGCCTGCGCCGTCCAGCAGCAACAAGACCCCGGCCTCCCCACCCACGTGCAGATCTGCCGGGTGGACTGGCGTGACGAACGCTACAACACCCTCGACAGCATCGACGACCGGACCGTATGCGTCGGCCGCGTCGAGCTCGCCGTCACCGTCGCCAACGTGCTCCAGCGCGGCCTCGGCCCGCTGGATCCCCTGATCTCGCCGCAACCCCCGCTCCCGGTCTCGCCCACCTGGCCCGCCGCGGTCACCGTGATCACTCCCGTTGAGCGCGTCCCGCTCGAGGAGGACGTCTAAGCCATGCCCAAGATCCTCACCGGCCACGCCGAACTGCTCGGCACCAGCATGGTCGAACCCGGCCAGGAGATCCCCAAGGACGCCGACAAGGACACCGTCAAGCGGCTCGAGGCCGAAGGCCGGATTGCCGACGTCAAGGCCGCCGATCTCAAGGCGACGCAGGAGGAGGAGAGCTGATGCCCAGGCCAGGGGTCACTGTCGAACTGGTCGA